GGCCAGGTGTTAGTCATCTGAAGCATCTCGGTGAACTGCATGATCTTGTCAAGCTCGTTCATCCGACCAAGAGCCTCGACACCTGTGATGATCTCAGGGTCGAAGTCATCCATCTTCAGCTCAGACTCGCTGTTGTCCAGGGACATGCGAAGCAAGCGGCGTGCCCTGGGCTTCTGCCAGGTAGCCGAGAGACGGCTGTACACACCACCAAGCGCAACCTCTAGGTCAGCAGCGTCCTGGCGAATCTCATAAGCTGTGACACGCTCGGCATCCCTCCGTGCTGCACGGGATACCATGAAGGCTTCACCGACACGGCGCTCGTAGTCACGGAGTACCTCCACGATGGGAGAGAAGTCAGCGTAACGCTCAAGCTGAAGAACACCAATGTCGTCAATGTTACCGCTGATGAACTCACCAGTCGGGCTGGCCGTAAGGTGTTCAATGTCAGTGTAGCTTCCAGGCTTGACGATGTACTTAATGTCGGACATGAGTACCATGCCCTTAGCCACAGCCTCAGAGAGAATCTGGATAACATGGAAGTCACCGGCATGATCCTCGACCAGACCTCGGCCATAGTCCTCGCCATGCGTGTGATTCCACATCAGAACAGTGAACGGAAGGTTCTCTTCCTTCATGTTGTACTCTGTGCCGATCCGCCTTCCCAAGACCTCTTGATAGACCCGGTACTTACCATCAGGTTTACGGCAGGCGCCAGTGTACAACTCGATCTCTGTGTCAGGCTTCAGGTGACTGTTCTTGGGATCAGCCTTGACTTGATCTTGAATCTCCTGGGGCATTGCACCCAAGGCTTTCTTCTGGCAGATGATAAGATCAATCAACGTGCCATGCGTGTCCCGCTTGACTACGTACTGGTCAAGTCCGATACCCACCGCTTCCTTGCCCTTGTCAGGGAAGTAATGCAGGTAGTTACCAGTGATGATTAGATGCTTGGCTGTCTTAATGTCCAAGTCACGCGGGGTTGTCTTGTCCATGAAAGTCATGGCGTCCTGCTCAATGGCAGCAAGCTCAGTGGCCAGGACGGTGCTATCCCACCCCTGCTCCTTCATCTCCTTCCGAACCTCTGAAGAGAAGTCCAGTTTGAAGAAAGAACGAGAGGGAGGGAAGAGTGTCATGATGATACGGTTGCTCAGGTGGTTCACCACCTTGGCTCCAAAGCCTTGCCAACCATGCTGCATTGAGTCTGCATCAGTGTGCGTATTCTCAGGCATGATGTACGGCAGCGTAGCCTTGGCGTATTCTTCCGCTCGGCTAAGGTAAGTCTCCCTGCGTTGCTTCAACTGTTGATACTTAGAAGCGAGGGTAGACCCCTTACCTCCCGGCGGAGACAAGGGATTCATTGGCATCTGTCCTCCTATGCGCTAAGACCTGTGCCTACGTTGGTTGATCCAGAAGAAGGACTGGCAGGACGACGAAGGGCACGGCGACCGCGAGGCTCATCGCTATCCTCTTGATCGCTGTCAGCAACAACAATATCCTCCGGCTGCACAGTGTCCTTTCGCTCAGGACGCTTGGCAGGGTTGGGTGCTTCAGGAACATCTGCTCCAAGTGACATTATATCTTCCTCCTGTATTGTGAACCTAGATGAGAGTACCCGATCTTCTGATACAGCTTACCTGTCCTGTGCTCATGCACACCGGAAGCTATGCTCAGTCTGATCTCTACCGCTCCTTTGTCTTCGGCCCACTGTTCGTAATGACGGATCAGCTTTATACCATGCGAGGTTCCTCTGTATTCTGGAAGCACGTAAACTATCTGATCCATGGCGATTGGAGCGGGAGTCCAGGGCAGGATGGGAGCGCACACCGCCCACAACATACCGACTGGAACTCCCTTCTCGTTCAGAGACAGGACGAATAGTTGGCGTTCATCGTACACAGCTTCCAGCATACGACCTACAGCAAGTGCTGCATCGTACTCCAGCCCTGCGTACTCTCCAACCTCAGCCACATACCTCTGTCCTAGTTCAAGAGCAGATAACGCATCAAGCTCAGTTGCTTCCCGAATCATTGAGGCGTACCCCGATTACGTTGATCCGATGCTCAAGAATCTTCCGAATCCTGAGACGTTCTTGTTCAGCCACAAGTGACCAGTAATCACGGTCAGGGCTAGGGTTAGGGTCGGAAGCCAGTGCTTGTTCGATCTCTTCCCAAGCATCAATGGGGATCGAAGGCTTCCTCGAAGGTTTCCTCTGAGAGTGCATACAAGTCCTCTGCTTGTTCGATTAAGGCATCGACGTTCAGGCCAGCGTTGGTTCCCTCGACATAGAGGTCTGCACTGACTGCACCGTCTTCCGCCTGCTGTTCAACAATGTCTGCTGCAATCACAACTAGGCTTCGCATTATCTGCTCCTGCTTCTATAGTGGTATGTTACTGGATTTCGCAGCCGTTCCCGCCGCAAGCGATCTCGCCTGTGAGGTCGGTGTTGTCTGATTCTTCATGCACTTGGGTCAGGTCGATCTCTGCCAGGTGCTTGCTCAGCTCAAGGAATCGCTCCTCGGTAATATCCTCGAACGGAGTCTGCTGGTACGTACCGCCATGGTAGGGCAGGACGGCAATCCCGTTGTACTCGTCACGCTTGTCCCACATCCACTCAGCCAGGGTGTCCCACTCATCGTCCTTCACGGAAATGGTGCAGGACACGTTGTGGCTGTTCTTGCCAGAGCGATGCCCAGGACGAACCCACTCGTTGTTGAAACGAGAGACACGGTTCAGCAGGTCCAGCATACTCTCAGTGCGGATGATGGCACCTTCAGGCGCACGCTGAGGGATAGCAGCATAAGCCTGGTCGTCACGGTAAACGGAATCTTCTACAAGCTCAGGCAAGTTCTTGACGAGGTATTCGTAGATAGCCTCGTTCTTGCCCAGAGTCATACGACGAATGTAGAAGTCGTTGTGCCATGCGTGAATGCCAGAAGAAGAGCCAGCGACCAGGGAGCTAGTACCGGAAGGCTTGACCGTAGTAGTACGAGCAGCCTTGTTGATACCGATAAGCTCAGCCACTCGGGCGTTCTCTTCCTTCACGACAGCAGCGGCAGCCTCAAGGTCCAGGGGCAGCACAGCACCACTGGCGATACCAGTCATGCCTACGCCAATCAGGGCTTCCTCTTCGGTGGTCCGCTTCCACTCAGGGTTCAGGTAATGGAAGTCAGTGTACCCAGCTTGCAGGGTGCCGATGAAGGCAGCAGCTCGGGCTCGGGCTTCCAAGTCTTCCTGATCCTGGATGTCGGTGGCGTTGATCTCCGTGAGATTACAGAACTGGTACGGACGCAGTGCGATCTCACAGCAAGGATTGGTTCCCCAATCAGGATCGTTCGTCCAGTACACACCAGGCTCACCGGCACCACTTGCCTCAACCTTCTTCATGATCTTAAGGAACTCAGCGTGACCTACCTCGGAGCGAGGGAGGACGGCGCTGTTGTTCGCACGACCACGATGCGCATGGGTCTCGTACCATTCACCTGACTTGGCATTCAGCATCTCTTCATCGTCCCGGTCGAACAGGCAGATAAGAGCAGCTCGGCGGATTCCACCAGCCAGGACTGCATCAGCGATGTGACACAGGAAGTCGTGAACCTCGATGGGCTTCAGTTTGGTGCCACGGCCACGATCCTTCAGGATGCGAACCAGCTCGCCTTCCAGGGCTTCCAGGCATTGGCGCAGGGGCTCGGGGCCAGGAGCCTTTCCACCTGAAGTGACCAGCTCTGAACCCTTGGGCCGAATGTCGCTGAAGTCAAAGACAGGCTTGATCTTCCCGTAGAAGTAAGCCTCCATGAGTACCTTGACTGCATCGGCCCATCCCTCGATAGAGTCACCTACAAGGAATCGGCGCTCACGATAGTCCGGCCCCTGAAGCTCAGGCAGCTTATCAACGTGACGGCGCTGCACACTGTACCCTGCACCAGAGCCACCCAGCAGGAGGAACATCGTCTCCTGGAATACGCTGGTCTTCTCGGCTGGCAGGTACGCACAGTTGAACACACGGTTAGGTGCCTTGAAGATAGGCTCGCCACCGAACTGCAAGGAACGCATGGACGGAAGAATCTTCTTCGGCATCACGAAGTCTTCATACACCCTGTAGATTTCATACGCCAGGTCAGGGTACTTCTCAACGTGCATCAGAATGTTCCGCCACACGATCTCTTCCCAAGTCTCACGACGAGACAGGGATGGCAGGAACTTACTGTACTTTGTGAATACCGTAACTGAACTCAGAATGTCAGTAGCTTTGTCCAACTCAGTCTCCTTCCTTTACGAATGCTCCGTTAACCATGGTGCCCTTGCGCTTACTAATCTTGTCATAAGCCTGCTGCAAAGCAGCCTCCATGCTGGAGCCTCGCATGTGTAGATTGATAATCAT